CCATGCAGCTCATGGATGCGATCCCGCTGAATGCGCTGGACATGGACGGCGGCGGTCGCGGCTACTGCACCAAGTTTGACTTTATCTGCCACAATCTGCGCTCATGCCAAGCATGGGAACGCAAAGACTTTGAGGGTGCGTAACGATGGCGATTGAACAATTGCGCAGAATCGGCGGCGTGACATATATGGACCGTGGCGATGGCCGATTGGTCCCAGTGTCACAGGGGCAGATCGGCAGCAGCGGACCCGCTACACCGCCACGGGCCGATGCTCCAATGTCGGTGTCAACTCCACGCCGCACATCAATGGGGCAGCGCGCGTCTGGCTTGCTGGGAGAAATCCCAAATATGCTAAACGGAACAGGCATTCCTGAGCGTCTCGCCGTGGCCAATCAACTTTTCAATCCAGTGGCTGGCATCTATGACTCTATGGACGCATCTGGGCAGATGCTTGCACCCAACCGCACGGGCTATGAGCGCGCTGGATCGTTGGCGGAAATGTTGACTGGTTTAGCAGGGGCAGCAATGCCTGCCGTGGCGTCTGCGCGTGGCGGTGCATCTGGCGCAACAGCGCTGATGGAGAGCCTACTCGGCGGATCGCCAGCTACACAGGCTGTTGGTGATATGGCGCGCGGGTTTGCGGCTGATGAGACTGGCTCTCTATTTCCGACACGCGGCATGAACGACAACGGTGGGCCAGCAATCAGTCCGTACGAGACACTATCCCTGCCTGCTGGCTCAGACCCGCGTTATCGTGGCGCTGCAGTAGATCGGGCTGGCGGATCATTCCCACGTTACGCGCCAAAAAATACGCCCGCTCGGATGCAGCGCCTGATTGACGCGGCAAATGATCCAAACAGTTCACTGCAGTCTGTGTTTTCTCAGAAAGTCGCCAAGGGCCAGACCCTAGGCGGATCTGACTGGTACAACACCGAGGAGCTGCGTGATTGGTTTGTGTCCGCATTGGGCGAGGAAGCTGGTGACGCTGAGTGGCGAGATTATATTTCAAAAATTGGAGCCACATCAACAGGCTCTAAGGTTCCATCAAACATCCGTATCGGCAGCTTTTACCGTGCGCTTGGCGATGATGCCCCGCGCGTGGCTGAGCTTGTAAATGAAAAAGGCATTACACCTGTTCAGGCTGCAAAAGAGCTTGGCATTAGCGTTTCTGGATTGGTTGATGATGGCTTTGGCTATGGCCACCTCAAGCAGCGCGGACATGCCCAGAATATTGTAAAGCAGGCAGAGGGTGACTGGGAAAAGGATCCGCCCAAGGGTCTGATTGGCGCGGCCCTAACCAAATGGCTGCAGGCAAATCCAAAAGTAAAAGGCTTTACAAACAGCCTGCTGGGAGACAAGAAAAACATTGCCGCAGACATGCATTTTATGCGTCTTCTGGCCATGTCTGATGCAAGTCCAGACTTTTTGGCAAAGCAGGCAACGCTGAGCGCTGACAATCTCGCAGCGCTACGTCAGACATATGGCGATGCAATTGAGCCATATATCACCGTGCGTGATGTTAAGGGCAAGCCAGTCACCGAGGTGAAACTGAGCAAGGCTGCAAAGGATGGCGTTATTCAGGACACCAAATTGTTTTCCGACATGCCCTCGGCGTGGGCGGATGTTCCAGACGCTACCGAGTATGCCGCCTATGAGGAATTAGCGCAGCGTGTTGCACAGCAATATGGCATGACGCCTGCCCAGTTTCAGGCAAATCTCTGGATGGGTGCTGGCGATCTGACAAACCTTGCCGATGAAAGCCAAGGCACGTTCATGGACTTGTTCCGCAGGGCGCTGGACGCGCAGGCTGGTCGGCGCGGCATAAATCGTGAGCAAATGCTGGATGATTTTATTCGCAACAAGGCTCCACTGGCTGTCGCCCCCGTTGGCGTTGGCCTACTTGGTGCTGGGATGCAGGGGCGTGGCGATCAGGGATCAGAAATGTAGGCTGCGTGACACCACGTCAAAATAAGTCTATGCTGCAAACAAATTGGAGATGCACATGCCGTTGAAGAAGGGATACTCGCAGAAGACTGTGAGCAAGAACATCTCGACCGAGATGAAGGCAGGCAAACCGCAGAAGCAGGCTGTCGCCATCGCGTTGTCAGTTGCGGCAAAGGCTAAGGGCAAGAAATGAGCATCACGAATTACACCGAGCTGAAGACGGCCATCGCCGATTTCCTGATCAGGGATGACCTGACGGCGGTGATTCCGACATTCATTTCTCTGTCCGAGGCGCAGATGCAGCGCGACATTCGCAGCAACAAGATGATGGCCAGATCGCAGGCGCAAATCGACACGCGCTACCTGCAACTGCCGACCGATTGGGTGGAGACGATCCGCCTGCACATCGCCGACGACACGGGCCACCGCTTAGAGCTTACGTCACTGGACGACATGCTTCAGGAGCGCCAGAGCAACAACGGCGGCGGATCTGGCAAGCCGAGCCTGTACGCACACATCGGTACGAGCCTTGAAGTTTACCCAGAGCCTCAGCAGATTTATGACCTTGAGCTGATGTATTACCAAAAGATCCCCGCGCTGTCTGTTGCCGCGCCGACCAACTGGCTGCTGGCTGACGCGCCTGACGTGTATCTGTACGGCGCGCTGATGCAGTCCGCACCCTACCTGTCGGATGACGCGCGTATGCAGGTCTGGGGGCAGCTATACGCATCGGCCACGGCGGCGATCAACGCCCGCGCCGAGGAGGCACGCTACAGCGGCACTGGGCTGCGCATGAGAATCAGGAGCTACTGACATGACATTCACAAACGACTTGGAGACACGCGCGCTGCAGTGGGCATTTACCGCTGGATCGCCGACACGCCCGACCGCGTGGTACATCGGCCTGTTTACAGCCGCGCCAGACGACACTGGCGGCGGCACAGAGGTGTCTGGCGGATCCTACGCGCGCCAGACTGTGGCGCTGACTGTCAGCGGCAACCTTGCAACCAATTCAGCCGCCATTGAGTGGCCGACCGCATCGGCAAGCTGGGGTACGATCACGCATGTGGCGGTGTTCGACGCGCTGACATCTGGCAACATGCTGGTGTACGCAACGCTGACCACGTCAAAGTCGATTGCGGCGGGTGACGTGCTGCGCATCAACGCGGGCGATCTCGACATCACGCTGGACTAAGACATGCCAGCGTATCGCGTCGGGTATGGCACTGGGGCGTATGGCGTCGAGGCTTACGGCCTAGACGGCACGATCTTTGATGCCGCCGCCGCGTCTGCCACCACCACCACCACCACGGCGGCGGCGCAGATCGTTAAGCATGTATCGGCCACCTCGGCGACGGCCTGCACGACGACCGCCGCCGCGCAGCGCGTACTAATCGCCAGCGCCACGGTCACGGCCACCAGCGCCGCCACGGGGGCCGTCGTCACGCTGATCAGCGCGGCGGCAGCCGCATCCGTCACAACCACGACCACAGTGGCCGCACAGCGCATCCAGCAGCCCACGGCAGCGGCAAGCGCGACCAGCGCGGTCACTGCAGCCGCCACCTTGGTGCAGCAGCCAAGCGCCGTTGCGTCCGTAGACAGCGCCGCCACTGCCAGCGCAGAGGCCGTGTATGTAACCAGCGCCAGCGCCTCGGCACAGTCCAACGCGACCGTAAATGTGGTTCAGGTGTTCTCCACTAGCGCAACAGGGGCCGCATCTGTTACAATAGCGGCTAATGCCACCCTGAAATGGGAAGGCACGACCCCGCAGGCCGAGGATTGGACCCTGCAGGTATCAACGTTTGAGGAATGGACGCCAGAGGCTTCAATCGGTGAGACATGGTTGCCGATTGAAGCGCAGAACGAGATTTGGACCACCGCAGGACCGTCAAGTGGGACGTGGACGCGGGCAGCTTGAGGGTAGGGCATGGCCGATACAACGACAACGAATTTTGCTCTGGTCAAGCCAGAGGTGGGCGCATCCGAGGACACTTGGGGGACCAAGGTCAACGCCGATTTGGATGCCGTAGATGCTCTGCTGGGCGGCACTGGTGCGCAGAAGGCAAAGCCAAACCTGTCGGGCGGTCTGTGGAAGATCGACGGCACGGCAGTGACCGCGACAGCGGCAGAGCTGAACATCATGGACGGCGTGACGGCCACCGCGGCAGAACTGAACATCATGGACGGCGTAACTGCGACAACGGCAGAACTGAACATCATGGACGGCGTGACTGCGACAACGGCAGAACTGAACATCATGGACGGCGTGACTGCGACAACGGCAGAATTGAATTTTGTCGATGGCGTCACATCGGCGATCCAGACGCAGCTTGACGCAAAAGCGCCCCTCGCCTCACCCGCGCTGACGGGAACACCGACCGCGCCAACGGCGGCGGCAGGGACAAACACAACGCAAGTCGCAACGACTGCCTTTGCTTTGGCAAACAGCGGTGGCATGACTTTGCTCGGTACGCTGACCACCACCAGTGGCTCAACGCAAACTCTAAGCAGCCTTGTTTTGACACCATATAAGCAGCTTGTTTTTGAATGGGCTGGAGTGTCCACAGGGCCAGGAACGGTTGGAAATTGGAGCTTAGGTACTGGGGTTCTTTTAACTGGTGGGGGTAACTCTGATTTTGTTAATGGGATGGTAACGGTATCCTTAGCAACTGGACTTGCTTCCCCAATTTTGGGAATAGGTTCTGCTTTACCTATCTCTAGCACAGCTAAGATTGCACAAACTGGGTACAGCACAGCAACAACGAGCGTATCTGTTAGTGTGTCGGGTGGCCCATCTTTTGACGCTGGCTCTATTCGCATCTATGGGGTGAAATAATGCTTGAAGTTACCACAAACGCGCAAACGGGCGAAGTAACAACCCGCGAAATGACAGCCGCCGAAATCGCCGCGCTGCAACCCACCAGCGAGGGATTGGCGGCACAAGTGCGAACCCAGCGCAACACCCTGTTGGCAGCGTCAGATTGGACGCAGGTGCTTGATGCGCCCGTGGATCGGGCGGCGTGGGCGGAATACCGACATGCCTTGCGCGATATCACAACGCAGGCGGAATTTCCGCAAAACGTGGTCTGGCCATCCAAGCCAGAATAGGGGACGCATATGCCGCTGATCAGTCTGAAACTGCCTGCGGGTTTTCGCAACAATGGCACGCCTATGGACAGTCAGGGTCGCTGGGTTGACGGCAATCTAGTGCGCTGGCAGCAGGGGTCGATGCGGCCAGTCGGCGGATGGCGCTTGCGCGCTGCTGCCTTTACGTCTGGCGTGGTTCGTGCAATTCTGCCGTGGATCGACAATGCAAGTGATCGGTGGATCGCGGTTGCAGACCAGTCTGCGTTAAAGGTTAAACTTGCTGATGGTGCGTCATACGACATCACTCCAGTCGGTCTGACTGCTGGCACAGCGTCAAGCGCTGATCAGAACGGCTACGGCAACTTTACCTTTGGTACGTCTTTCTACGGTCAAGTTCGCCCAGATGGCGGTGCAACATCGGACGCCACAACGTGGTCTCTTGACACATTTGGACAGTTCCTCGTCGCCTGCTCTGTGGTTGATGGAAAGCTATACGAGTGGCAGCTTAACCCCGCCACAAAGGCTGCTCAGATCACCAACAGCCCAGTAAACTGCCTCGGCCTGTCGGTGACCAACGAGCGTCAGATTCTGGCTCTCGGCGCTGGCGGCAATCCGCGCAGGGTGGCGTGGTGTGACTTTGAGGATAATACGATCTGGACAGCGGCCAGCACCAATCAGGCTGGCGACACGCTGCTGCAGACTGACGGCAAAATCATGGCAGGTATTCGTTCGCGCGGGCAGTCAGTGATCCTGACCAGCACGGATGCGTGGTCAGCCACATACGTAGGCCCGCCGTTTGTGTTGAAGTTTGAAAGCATCGGTTCCAATTGCGGCGTTATCTCGCGCAAGGCAGTCACCTCCAGCAACGGCAGCGTGTACTGGATGACGGCGCGCGGCTTCATGGTGTATGACGGATCCAGCGTGTCTGAGATCCCATGCGAGGTGCTGGATCACGTTTTCAGCAATATCAACTCATCCCAGATCAGCAAGTGCTGGGCGATGTCAAACAGCCAGCACAGTGAGGTCTGGTTCTTCTATCCGTCATCCGCATCAACTGAGATCGACAGCTACGTGGCCTATGATCACGTTGAGCAGCACTGGCTAATCGGCAAGCTGACGCGCACGGCGGGCGCTGACTTTGGTGTGCTGCCGTATCCAGTGATGTCAGACGTTGCTGGCGTGATTTACGACCACGAGGTCGGATCAAACCGTGACGGCATCAAGTCATACGCCACCAGCGGCCCGACACAGATGGGCGCGGGCGACAACCTGACCATCATCAATAAGCTGATCCCAGATGAGCTTAACCTTGGCGATGTGCAGGTCAGCTTTACCACGCGGCTCTATCCAACCGCCGCCGAGACTTCACACGGCCCGTACACGATGACAAACCCCACCTCGGTGCGCATCACTGGGCGGCAGATTGCAATGACCGTCACCGAGGTCGCCAGCTCTCAGTGGCGCGTGGGCGGCATGTCAATTGAGGCTGTGCAGGGGTCCAAGCGATGAGCGCAGTATTCCCGCCGCCATTTGGACCTGACTGGAAGGTGTGGGCGCGTCAGCTTTCAGCCTACCTCGCGCGCAAGATGCCGCGTCTGGAATTCAAGACATCCAACTCAAACCCATCCGAGAATGGCATCATTCTGTGGGATGACACATTGGGCTATCCAGTGGTGTCAAATAACGGCGTCTGGCGTCAAATCGTTGTGTCCGATGGACACTTCAGCGGCGGTATCTCAACCACACAGACGGCAGCGGCGGCAAATACTGCATACGCGCTGCAATACACGGCGGCACTGGCAGAGGGCATTACGATTGGATCGCCAGCGTCACGCATCGTGTTTAGCGAGGCTGGCCACTATATGGTTTCATTCTCAGCTCAGATTGCATCGTCATCGGGCAGCACTGTTAATTTTTACTTTTGGCCGCGCATCAATGGCGTCAACGTGGCTGGATCTACAATGGTCAACGCTCTGCATCAGAACAACTCCCTGCTGGTCGTCAGTAGGACATCATCGTTTGACGTTCAGGCTGGCGACTATTTAGAGGCAATGTGGGCAGTCAGCAGCACCAGTGGCACGCTTGACGCCACGGCGGCCACGGCATTTAGTCCATCAGCCCCCGCATCGACGCTCAGTATAACGAGGCTGCACGTATGACGGCGCTGCTTAAATACGCTGGCCCAGATCAGCTTGATGAGATGTGGCAGATCGCCGAGCCGATGCTGCGCCGAGTTGAGCGTCAGATCGGCAGCCGCATGGGCGTTGACAACATCCACGCACGTCTGAAGTCTGGCGCTGAGACGCTGTGGTTTATTTACGTGAATGATGATATTGTCGCGGCAATGACGACATCGGTGAAATTTTACGCACGCCAGACGCGGATGATGATTGAGAATGTGGCTGGCTGCCAGATGGATGAGTGGGGCGCGGACGTGATCGCAGAATTGAAGCGTGTGTGTGTCGCGGGCGGCCTAAACGGAATTGAGGCGCACGGTCGCCTTGGCTGGAAAAAGTATCACGCGGCGCACGGATTTCGGGTGCGCGATGTGATTTATGAGATGGAGTTTTAAGATGGGTTCAGGCAGCACCACGCAAGAGACCACCGTACCGCAGTGGCAGCAGGATTACGCGCAAAACGTGTTGCTGCCCTCCGCCACTCGCGTTGGTACGGGAGCGGCTACGCCGTACACGGGAAGCATGACCGCCGCCGTCGATCCAAACATCGCGCGGGCCAATGACATTTATGGCAGGATTGCTGACACATCTAACCGCACGCCAGAGGATTGGCAGGGCTTGTACGCGCGCAACATGAGCGGCTACACGTCCGCCGTGATGAATCCAGCGCTGGCCGAGATGGAGCGCCAGCGCAAGCAGCAACTGGTCGGCGAGAATGCCCGCATCATCGGCAGCGGCGCGTTTGACAGCTCTCGGCGCGGCGTGTTCGAGGGTGAAAGCTCGGCAGGCTACGGAACATCGCGCGACAAGATGATCGCCGACCTAATGCGTCAGGGTTACAACGAGGCAATGGCGACAACGATGGCGCAGTACGGCGCGCAGAACGATGCGGCCATCACGGGCGCGACTGGCTTCATGGCCACTGGCGGCGCAAACATGGCGGCAGAGCAGGCCGACAAGACGGCACGTTACAATGAGTTTTTGCGCCAGCAGAATGATGAGTACGCGCGCCTGAACGCTCTGGTCGGTGGCGCGGGTGCATTGCCAAATCAGTCAACAACGACCGCGACAAAGCAGGCTGGTTTGCTGGACTATCTGACAGTGGCCGCTGGGATTATATAATGGTTGACTTTAGGGCAGAGGCGCGTCGAATTGCTGTTGAGAATGGGGTTGACCCAGATCTCTTTGAGCGGCTGGTGCAGGCCGAAAGCTCATTCAATCCAGCGGCGCGCAGCGGTGTCGGCGCGCAGGGTCTGGCGCAGCTTATGCCTGCCACTGCAAGGGAGCTTGGCGTTGATCCGAGCGATCCGCTGCAAAACCTGCAGGGCGGCGCACGATACCTGCGGCAGCAGATTGATCGATTTGGCAACGTGCCGATGGCGCTGGCGGCATACAACGCAGGACCAACGCGCGTGGCAAGGGTCGGCGGTGTGCCAAACATTCCTGAAACGCAAAATTATGTGAATAAGATCATGGGCGGCGGTAAGATCATGGGCGGCAGCATGGGCAGCGGCAGCATGGCGGGCGGCGCAGGAGAGGATGGACTGATGGACGGATACATGCAGGATCAGCAGCCGCGCGGCCTATTGGCCAGCCTTGGCATTCAGAAGCGCGACCCAGCGGCGGGCGGCGAGACTGCACTGCCATTCTATCAACGCGGCTCATTTAAGGACACAATTGGCAATCTCGCCATCGGCCTGAATAGCCTGCGACTGAATCCAGATGAAAATCTGGCTGCAAGTGTTCAGGGCAAGATGCAGCAGCGGCAGGACACCGCGATGGCAAACAGAACGGCGCAGTTTCTGTCGCAGCAGCCAAACGGCCAGATGTATGTGCAGATGATCCAGTCAGGCGCATCGCCTGCATCGGTTTTGTCTCAGTATCAATCCGACATGCGCGCGGCTCAGGCAGCAAACGCTCCAAAGCCGATTGAATACAAAGAGGTCAACGGCAAGATTGTCGCCATCGATCCAAACACTGGAACGGCAACTGATATTTACGGCTCTGGCTCATTGACGCCAGATCAGATCAGCACTTCTGGCGCGCTGCGTGATGACCTGCGCAATGAGCTTGGCTCGTTCAACTTGGTGCGCAGCGGTTACCAGACGATCCAAGACCTTTATGCAAACAGCGGGTCGGTCAGCGACTATGCATTGGCTGTTGGTTTTGCCAAGATCCTTGACCCGACATCGGTGGCGCGTGAGGGCGAAGTTGCTGCCATTGCTGGTGCAACAGATTTGCCATCGACGTTGCAGGCGCAGTTGACCAATGCACTTAATGGCACTGGAAGTCTGCCGCCTCAAGTGCGCGAGGATATTGCAAATATTGCATCTCGCAGATATGCGCGCGAAGCTGAACGCGCAAAGGCTACGCTGGACCGCTACAAGTTTGCGGCAGAGCAGGCCAACGTGCCGTTTGAGCAGGTATGGCTTGGCGGCGATATCGCGCCCGCTGCCACGGTTCAGCCGCAGGGCGCGCCGCGTCTGACGACAGGATCAATCCAAGTCGGAAGCCAGACATTCACGCAAGCACAACTTGATGCCGCATGGCCTAATATGTCGCCAGCGGCTCGGCAGGCAGTTGCATCTCAGATTGGAGCGCAGCCATGACACCAGAAGAATTGCAGGCAGCGATTGAGGCTGGACTGGCTCAAGCTGCAAAGTCGCCAACGCGCCGACCAGTCCGCGCTGCACTGCAGGGTGCGTCGATGGGCTTTTCGGATGAGGCCGAGGCGCTGGCCAAATCCGTGATGGGCGGATCACCATATGAAACTGAGCTGGCACAGTCGCGCGGCAAGCTGGAACAGTACCGCAAGGATTATCCGATTGAGTCACTGGCCGCAGAGCTTGGCGGCGGCATTGCTACGGGCATCGCCACGGGCGGCATCGGCATGGGCGGCAGCGCAGCGACACTTGGCCGTATGGCGGCTCAGGGTCTGGCGCAGGGCGCGCTGACTGGTTTCGGATCGGCAGAGGGCGGCGTTGAAAATCGCCTGACGGGTGCAGCCATCGGCGGCGCTGGCGGCGCTGTGCTGGCTCCAATCGCGGGCGTTGCCATGAAGGGTCTGGGCGCTGCCGTATCGGCCACCGCCAATGCCATGTTCGGCCTGAAGGGTGCAACCGCCGTTCAAAATGAATTGCAGCGCATGGCTGCCGAGAGCGGCATGACTGTTGATGAGATTGTTGACGGCATTGCACGCGGCACGATCATGGCTGAAAACAGCACGCTAAAGAATGCCGTGCGCGCGCTCTACATTCAGGGCGGCGCTGGCGCTAAAATCATATCAGACACCATGAAGGCTCGGCCAACGCAGACACGCACGGCGGCAATGGAAGACATGCGCTCATACCTGTCTGGCGGCACTGGCACGGCGCGCGCGCAGCAGGCAGCACTTCTGGAGCAGCAACGCGCCGCACGCAAGGCTGGCTACTCTCAGTTTGAGAATGCCGCCGCGCCTCAGCCAGTCATTCAGGAGCTTACGCAGGCTCTGCAGCGCGCCCCACAGGCAGCCGCAACCATTGACGCTGCCATGCAAGCACGCGGAATGCCAGCGCTCACCCAGCGCGCCGCCAATGGGGCTGTGGAGCTTTCGCGGCAGCCAACTGTCGCCGAGGCCGAGCTGATCCGCAGGGCCGTCGAGGGCAACGTGCAGTCGCTGTATCGTGACCCAATGAGCGCGGTGACTGCGGAGGCGCTGAAGGATGTTGAGGGCGGACTGCGCGGCAGCCTAGATACTCAAGTGCCAGCTCTGGCGGCGGTGCGCGCAGATGTTGCGGCTCAGGAATCGGCCAAGCGCGCTTTTGCGGCTGGCGAGAAGGCGCTGTCAGGTGACGCAAATCAGGTCATGCTGGATGTTGAGAAGATCGTGACAGATCCTGAGCAGCTTGATGCATTCAAGCGTGGTTTCTTGGCCACCATTGAGCGCAAGGCTCTTACGGGTCAGCGCGACTCAATGATTGCAAAGCTGGCAGATGTGGATGGTCGCGGAACGGCAGAGAACATGATTCTGCGCAGCGTCATGGGGCCAGACGAAATCGATGCATTGCTGCAGCGCCTTGCTGTGGCTGGCAAAAGCGCTGAGGCATCCAAATATGTTCTGGGCCAGTCAGCAACGGCAGGCACGCAGTCAGCCGAGGCGCGCCTTGGCGCTGGCATTGGTGCATCTGATCTTGCCAGCGCCGCAATGGGATCCCCAGAGGCAATGCTGTCAGTGGTCACCAAGCTGGTGGCATCCGCTGGCACTGGCCTGACCGATGCGCAGCGTGCAAGTGTCGCGCGCGTGCTGGTATCGGAAAATCCAGAGCTGGTGCGCGCGGCGCTGACAGATCGCAGCGGCATGGCTCGACTGGCGGATGTGATCAAGCGCGCGGCCAGCAGGCTAAACAGTGGCGTGCAGGGTGGCGTTGGCTCGGCGTCTGGCCTACTTGGTGGCGCACTGACCGCGCCGCGCAGTGACGGCCTGACGCTGCAGTTTAACACGCCAAATGATGCACAGTGAGGGACGACATGGAAATTGACGCAGAGAGCTTCATCTTGGACGGCATCGACATCTCGGATGACATGAGCAGCGCGCCAACGACTGGCCCGCAGCCATTGTCAGATGATGAGATCGGCAGCATCGCCTCGGTGGCGGTGATGGATGCCATCGACTTCATCAGCAGCGAAATATCGGATGAGCGCGAGAAGTCGCAGCGCTACTTTGACGGCAAGACTGATCTTGATTTTGAAAGAGGCCGCAGCAGCATCGTCTCGACAAAGGTACGAGATACTGTACGTGCCGTGAAGCCATCGCTGATGCGGGTGTTCCTCGCCAGTGGCCGCTACGTCGAGTATGTGCCAAACGGGCCAGAGGATGTGCAGCTTGCAGATCAGGCTACGTCCTACATGCACTGGAAGTTTCAGTCGATTGGCGGTTTTCGCCTGCTGTCCGATGTCATCCACGATGCGCTGGTGAAAAAGGTCGGCATCGCTAAGGCATATTACGTCCAGAAGAACCTGTCCGAGGTCTACACGTACACGGGCCTGACTGATGCGCAGGCGTATGCCGTCATGGATGATCAGGACGTTGAGCTGATCGAACACACCGCCACCGCCGAGGCAGAGATCACCGCCATTGACGGTATGCCGCCGATGATGGATCAGCAGCCGATGCTGCACGACATGAAGGTCATGCGCCGCCGCAGCAAGGGCGACATCGAAGTCGTCAGCGTGCCGCCTGAGCAATTCTTCATCGACCGCAGCGCGCGCAGCCTTGATGACTGCTACGTCTGCGGCAACCGCGTGGATATGCGCGTGGGCGATCTTGTGGCGCAGGGATACGACTTTGACGTGGTGTCCGAGCTGGACAACTCCATCAGCGTCACTGACACCGCGAACAATGAAGACCAGACGCGGCGCGGATACTCAATCACGGGCGATGAGGCCAGCCAGAGCGTTGACAAGTCGATGCACCTTGTGACCATCACCGAGGCGTACATGCGCATCGACGTTGACGGCACGGGCGTGCCAATCCTGCACAAGGTCACGCTCGGCGGCTCAAGCTACACGCTGCTGGCCTATGAGCCATGCGATGCAATCCCGTATGCGATTTTTGAGATCGATCCAGAGCCGCACACATTCTTTGGTCGGTCGCTGGCCGACATCGTGATGAACGATCAGGATGCGACCACCGCCGTGTTGCGCGGCATCTTGGACAACGTGGCGATGGTGAACAATCCGCGCACGGGCGTCATTGAGGGTCAGGCAAATCTGGATGACGTGCTGAACAATGAGATCGGCGCGGTGGTGCGGATGCGCTCGGCGGGGGCGGTCATTCCGCTGGCCGTGCCGTTTGTTGCTGGCCAGACAATGGCGGCGCTGCAGTACCTTGATCAGGGCGTTGAGGAGAAGACGGGCGTCAGCCGCGCGTCGATGGGCCTGACACCTGACGCACTGCAATCGACCACACGCGCCGCCGTGCAGGCCACCGTGCAGGCTGCCGCTGGTCAGGTTGAGGTCATGGCACGCAATCTGGCCGAGGGCGGGATGCGCGCGCTGTTCAAGCTGATGCTGTCGCTGACGATCAAGCACGCCGATGCCGCGAATTGGATGCGCATCAACGGCCAGTTTATGCCAGTCGATCCACGCCTGTGGGACGTTGACATGGACCTGACCGTGAATGTCGGTCTGGGCGTTGGCCGCGATGAGGAGAAGGCGCAGGCGTACCGCGAGATCCTTGCGCTGCAGCAGCAGGTCTATTCCCAGTACGGCCCACAGAACGGCGTGGTGACGCTGACGGGTATGCGCAACACGATCACCGACATGCTGGCGCTGGCAGGCATCCGCAATTCTGAGCGCTACTTCAATCCCATCACGACTGAGATTGAGCAGCAACTGCAGGCGCAGGCAGCGCAGGCAGCGGCGCAGGCGGCTCAGGGTGGCAATCAGTCGATGGATCCGAATCAGGCATTCCTGCAGGCCGAGGAAATGAAGGCACAGCAGCGCATCGCCATTGAGCAATTCAAGGCTCAGGAGTTTGCGCGCAAGGCGATCATGGATGACGATCTGCAGCGCGATAAGATGGCGCAGGACTTGGCAATCAAGGATGCCGAGCTGTCAGCAAAGTACGGCATTGAGGTCGAGAAGATCGCACTGGCGCGTGAGCAGAATATGCAGCGCCAGCTTTCAGCGCCGCCACAGGTTCAGGGGGTTATGTAATGGATATTGTCGCGCGCGCACGCAGGGCCGCAGCCATACTTGACGATGAGGTTTTCAAGGCGGCACAAAGTGTGGTATACGACAGTTGTGTTGACCTATTTCTGAATGCAGGCTCAACGCAGGATGAGATCATGGAAGCGCACCGAGTGGTTCGGGCGCAGTCGAGGCTGACGGACGCGCTGCAATCGTTCATCGATGACGCGAGGATGTTAGCGCGATAATTGATGAAAGGATCGGCAACGTGGAAGCGACTGATCATAGCGGCAGCATTGACGCCGTAGCTGACAGCATTTTGATGGCTGAAGACAATGACACATCGGCGATTGACGCCGAGGATGATGAGCAATCTGCAGAGGCCACTGATGGTGGCGAGGAGGCAGATGATGTCGAGGCTGATGATGCTGTTGAGGCCGACGACGAGGATCACGACGACGAAGATTCCGATGCTGACGATGAGACGCCAGAGATCCTCCACACGGTAACGGTGGACGGGAAACCTCAGCAGGTGACTTTGGATCAGCTAAAACAGGGGTATTCAGGACAGGCGGCGATCCAGAAGCGGTTTGAACAGGTGGCAACTGAGCGCAAGCAAATTGCCGAATTTGTCGAACAGCTTAAAAGTGAAGCAGAAATTGTGCTTCAGACACGCCAGCGCATTGAATCTGGTGTCGGCATTACGCCGCCACAGCCGCCAAGCCGCGAGCTTTTTGACCGTGATCCAATTGGCTTTATGGAAGCAAAATTGAATTACGACGAAAAGGTTGCTGAATATCAGCAGACCCAGCAGATGCTGGCGCATGTTCAGCAGCAGCAGCAGGCACAGATGCAGGCGCAACACCAAGCGAGGATCGGCGAGGAGATGGCATATCTCACGCAATCCATTCCAGAGCTTGCGGACCCCAAGCGGGCAATCGCATATCGGGATAAGCTGGTGCAGGGAGCCGTTGAGCATTACGGACTGACCGCCGAAATGGTGCAGTCAGAGAGCGACCACCGCGCGATCCGCGTATTGAACGATGCCATCAAGTATCGTGAAATGCTGGCGAAATCGCAGGGCGCTCAGGCCAAGATGCAGAATGCGCGACCAGTCATCAAGGCTGGAACAAAGCGCAGCGAATCCCAAGGATCGGCGAAGGCGAAGCAGAAAGTCGTTTCACAGATGCGATCCACGGGCAGCGTCGATGACGTTGCCAAGTTCCTATTGACCTGAAACCTGAAAGAGGATTCCCAACATGGGTATTACTGCGAACACCAATGAGACCTACTCGGTCAAGACTATCCGCGAGGATCTGCAGGAGGCAATGATTTCGATCTCGCCAACTGAGACCCCCTTCATGGCTGCCATCGGCACGAAGAACGTCACCAACACCTACTACGAGTGGGCCGAGGTCGATCTGGCTGCTGCATCGTCGTCCAACCGCGTGATCGAAGGCGAGTCCGCGCCCGCCGTTGACGCGCCCACCAACGCCAAGCGTTTGGCAAACTACACGCAGATTTCCGACAAGGTTGTGTCGGTTTCTGACACCGTTGAGAAGGTCAACGGCGTGGCATCGGCTCAGACCGTGGCCAAGCAAATCGCGTACAAGCTCAAAGAGCTGAAGCGTGACATGGAGACCATGCTGGTCGGCTCTAACTCGGCAGCAGCGGCTGGCGCATCGGGTACTGCCCGCGCAACGGCAACCCTGTCGGCATTCCTGACCACCAACGTCTCGCGCGGCTCTGGCGGTGCATCGGGTACGCTGTCTGGCACGACCGCTGGCTATCCCAACGCTGCGGCCACTGACGGCACTCTGCGCGCTCTGACTGAGGTGATGTTCAACGGCGTGATCTCTGCGTGCTGGGCTGCAGGCGCTGAGCCAAGTGTTGTTTTGTGCGGCGCTGGCGTGAAGACGAAGATCTCGACGACCTTCACGGGCAACGCCACCCGTTACAAGGACGTGGTTGATAAGTCGCTGTCGGCTGCCGTTGACGTGTACGTCAGCGACTTTGGCACGCTGACCATCGTTCCATCGCGCTTTATCCGCTCGCGTGACATTTTCATCTTGGATCCAGCCTACGCCAAGGTGGCTTACCTGCAGACCGTTACGCAGAAGCCATTGGCACGCACTGGCCACGCTGAAAACCGCCTGATCACCGCCGAGTACGGCCTGCAGGTCGATTCGGAAAAGGCGCACGGCGTTGTTGCGGATATCAACCCTG